GAACAAAGCGTCTCGTTCAGAGAAAAACAGCCCTGAACTGGGAGATGTTATTCTCTTTAATTCTCTCATGATATAATTTCTAAATTCTGTCCGTTTGTCACTTTTTATATTCATAAGCACTGTATTAATTCCGGCAATATTTTTTATCTGACGTTTCATTTTCTTGTCAATTTTTTTGTCTATTAATAGCATAGGATTATGCAATTGGTAGTCAATCGTTTCAGGGTCAGATATGAATTTAAAATAGTTGTCTCCTTGAATTCCCAACTCAATTATTTCGGATAGACATGTAGATTTGAGGCCCCCATAAGACATTAGATTTTCTCTTAATTTGTTGTCATACTTGTAAAATTCCATCAAGTCTTCTACCATCATAGAGTAAACAGTTTCAGCTAAGATAACCTCGTTGCTCAACGTCAAGATATTGCAACTTCTGGACAGAAGCTCATAATGATTTTCAACAAAAGAGCGATGTACCATAGAAGAAAATATCGTCGAAGCTTGTCTCACCCAACTATTCACTATAAGCCCTTCAATGTTATAAACTGAAACCATCTCTGAGATTTTTTTTGAAATTTTTCCTGGATTTTCAGGGTCCAAAATTGTCCCCTCTATAGTAACGGATGGCTTAGTGTCTGACTGAGCTAATGAGAATGCAAAAGGAATTAAAGAATTTATCGTCACAGTCTTTCTTTTGTCTTTGTAAGAGGCCTCGCTAAAGTCTATTGAACCGTTCTTATCGTCAGAATGAAATAAAATCATCACAGATTTAACACCAGGTATCAGACCATAGATGGCTCTCTCTGTTTCTATAGCTGCTAGTCCATGCACGAATGAGGATATGAAATGCATAAGACCTTGAGGCCAACCTAATGTCATAAAAACTGGAGTCATTGATGATTTGGACATGGGGACAGTTTTTAATTTGTTTTCTAGATCGAACTTACAATATTTAATCAAATCTTTCTTCTCATAATATTTCAAATTTAAGTTTTTCAATCTGTCATCGAACAGTAATGTGATTTCTTCGACTGCTTTGAAAGACTTGACTAACAAATCAAACACGAACAAGGATATGATCTTGAATCTGTAACAGAAGTCTATAACTAACTTAAATTTGGATTTAATATCTTGGGCTGACCACTTTTTCATGTCATCATTGAAAAAAATAGAATTATTTGAAAATCTCATTCTCCCTATTCTATCTAATTTTGAGAATTCAGATTTAGAAACCAGTTCTTCTGACCATTTTTGATCTAAAAATTTAAAAACACTCTGGAGGTGAAAGTGAGATCCTTTAGTGAAAATATCTTGAATGACTATCTCCCTATTTGAAACATCTTTTTGAGCCTTGATGGAAATGAATGCCATGGCTCCTCTTTTATTCACTTCATTGATACAGTGATCGACAAATTTGAATTCATCAAAGTGGGTATTATTGTCCTTTCTGAAAAAATCGACTAATGTCTTTGTGAAAATCACACTGTTTTTATCTTTTCTCAAAGTGAATGGATCAATGCCGTTAGTGTTGGTTACAAAATAAGACCTAAATTCTTCTTTGACAAACATGGCATATTCTTCGTCCGTAA